GCATAAGCGTTTGCATCTCTGTTGCTGCCTCTTGACGGCGTGTCGCATATGAAGGACCTGTTTCGATCACTACGTCATACTTACCAATGCTGAAGTCGTTTTTAGGCTTACCAGTTCTTGGGTCAGTTGTGTTGATTGTTGCTGTTTTACGTGTCCCGTCCTCATTTACAATACGAATCACACGCTCAGTATCATAGAATTCAGGAATAACTTGCACGAAGATCTTACCAAGATGCGTTATCGAGCGTGTTACGTTGTCGTAATAGTGATAGTTACTAATGTTGCTCTGATTTGTTCTCGCGAGAATAGCCTTACCGCTTGTCTCATTAGAGCGATCACCGAGCGATGCGTCGAATGTTCCAAATATAGACTTGATGTCATCAGCCGCTTGCATACGTGTTGCGGAAACTGCTTGTATCGCTGGCTCGCTATTCATACGCTGTGGCAATGCTTGTTGATTGCCATTGGCATCTATAGAGTCAACCTCTAAATATGCTATAGGTGCGACGTTAACGTCACGCCATTGCTGTTCCACGTCTTTAAACTGTCCTTTGAAACCGACAAACGGTGCAAGGGGTGCGGCTGCAATCATCTGAGTCTGAACAGAGATAAGCCAGTTGTAACTGCGTTGTGCATCCTTAGCGTCGCGAACTGATCCGTACGTCTCACGCTTGCCGTTTATCCAGAACTGATTGCCTTTTACTGGAATAACTGGAATGTATTCGCCTGGCCATACAGTTTCTTCACCTAATATTTCCTGACAGTTCAGTGTGCACCACTTAATCTTAGGAACTTGCATTGGACGTTTCTTAGTGATTATCGCAATGCCTGCTTCCATATCTTCGTCTGATGGCTTATCATAAGTTGTATATGTCTGACCATTTGGATTTTCGAAATCTGGTCGACGCATTATAGTGTAAAGCGTCTTGCTCTCATAACTCTTCCAGTAGTATTCTGCTACGCGAACAGTATTGTCGTTTAACCAGTCTGGAGTGTCCATCATTTCGGACCAATCACTTGTTCCCCAGGACTTTGCTACGCGAGAGTCACCGTATTTTCTACGATATTCGTCGCTTGGCATGTCACTAACAATGAAACACCATTCAGCATCACTGCCGTCTGGCAACTTGGACATTGGGTCATAGAATACACTTGCTGGATTTTCGATAGTTTTGATAACTAACTTCTGATTATCTGTGGTGTAATCTTCGTATTCGCTTACAAGACGGAAATAACCAAGACCAGTTGCTGCTGCATACCAACTCGCAGTATCATATGCTGTGTCTGCGGCACTATCGTATTCAATGTGTTTGATAAGTCCAGCCACTAAGTCGGCTGTATCTTTACTTGCTCCATCACTAACTGGGTCGACTTGAATCGACGGTTTATTCTGACGGATTTCGTTTGTTATATGACGTAGATATTCCGCTACCTTATTCACTGTGAAACACGGTAAGCCGGCATTCTCTCTATTGTTTTTTGCCTGTTCGTTCCATTGCTGTCCATTAACGAACTCTAAGTCGTCTTGTGCTTGAGTGCGAAAGTCGCTTTCTGCTTCTTGTGCGAGTTCGAAGCGTTCCAACGCCGTTTTGATGAAATCTGTCGTCATAGTTTATCCTGTATTTGTTATTTAGTGGTGTCGCTAACCAGGGTCTTTAGTAGTGCTGATAGCGTTCCACCAAGAGCGGCTGCCTGTCCCCAATCTAAATTAGCGGCGAAGTGACCGCCGCTAAGTGCTATTAGAAAGGCAAGACCTTGCCAGGTAGATTGTTGACCTAATAGTTCTATAACTTTGTCGCGTAATGCTATATTCATTTTGCTACCTTGAAATATTCTACAACCGTCTTGAGTGCAGTGTCTTGTTCTGCATCAGTTTTACCTTGCAGCATAGTTGCCAGCATTCTTAGGCTCTTGTCATTGAATGTAAAGGTATATACAAGAGTTGAAGTCTTTGGAATAGTGTCCAATGTAACTTGTATACTGTAGGTTGTGATTAGTTTGTTTAGTTTTTCGGTAAGTGTCATTTTTATCCTTAATATTGTCCACGATAGTTGCCGGACACCCCTTGCGGTGCTGTCCAGGTAGATCTTGTCGCATCCATTTCTGTCTTAGCGATATCACGTGTCATATAGCAGTATCGAAAACTGTCCATTACGTGATCGTTCGCTTTTACAACGTGACCTTTTTCGTCACGCATATATCCTTGAATCTCACGCAGAAACTGGTTGCATCCTTTAAACACTTTGATCTTTCCAGTGCTTAATGCTTCCCAGCACGTATACAATCCTGCTTCTACTGCATTGATTGCTGGAGTTAGTTTTAGATCTAAGTCTTTATACATATCCATAAGTGCTTTACCGTCAATCTGTGAACGGCCGCGAGACGCTGGATCTATCGCTCCTGGAATCCATTTACCTCTTGCGCTTATTGCTGCTGCGTGAATTGATGGCTCACTACGCTCTTTATAGTAGTCCGTATACACATAACTGATTTGTGTTTCTGGATCGTGAGCCATCCATACCGCTGCGGTTTTTCCACCAACGTCCATACCATAGTTGCGTTTCCAATGTTTTGGCAAGTCGAATGGCTCTACTACATACTCGCTTGTTGGTACTGGATAGATCACACCAGAACCTAATGCAGGAATACCTTTACTACGTGCGTCACGCATATGAGGTGGATAGGATGCTAATAGCGATTGTTTGATCTTCTCGCTTAAGTGAGGAACGTCATCCCATCCGCACTGTACGATATACCTGTGGTCGTCGATAGGACCGTCTGTTAGTTCTGCAATCGTGCGTTCACCAATATAGTCTCGTATGAGCGGTCATAACCAAAATATTGTCACCCGTCGCAGTTCGTGTTAAACACTCTGCATAGATATCCTGTGGACATTCTTCGTCAAGCCAGATTGAGCGAGCAGTTCCTTGAAAGGACTGTCGACCCTGCTCATAAGTTTTGAACTCTACAGTAGACCAGGTGCCAGTTGCTTTGTGTTTTACGCGAAAGGCATTTATTGGTGTGTCGATCCGTTGTGCGTCTTTAATAGTGTCGAAGTCGAGTAAGTCATATGGCACCATACCTTCACCGAACTCGTTAACTTTACCAATGAGTAAATCCTGTAGAACTACTTTTACATCGCGTGCTGTTACTCCGCAGACCCACCATTCACTATTCATTGTGAAGCGTTTGCCTTCCCACCAATCTGGATATTCTGAAGTTAAGTGATATACTAACTCGCACGCCATACTTACAGTTTTACCAACTCGGTTGGCTGCGATGAATAGACGCTGGTGATGTGTAGCACCTGCTTTAAAGAACTTCATCTGCTTTGGATATTCCCAGCGTGACCAATCACCTGCAATAGGGAAGTATTTGTCGATTTGTCTACGTCTTGTTCGTGCCTCTAACTCAGCAGTCAACTCTATAAGTTCAATTCTGTCTTGTAACTGTTGCTCTTTGCTGCGGATTAAAATTGGCATTACTGATTTTCTCCGATATCGTTATCGCCATTGTTGTCTTGAGCGTCATTATCGTGTGACTGTGCTTCCAACTTCTCAGTTGTTATGAGCGTTTTAATACGTGACTCAATATCTTTATTGCTCATCTGTTCAAGCGGTGTCATCTCCATGATATTGGACATTACTTTATTCATGATAAGTGACTCATATTTAATACGCAGATTCTTGTCGTTCTTTTCCATAGACTCCATATAGCCTTGTGTGATAAGTTCTTCAAATGAATGTCCTGTTTTCTCTTCAATCGTGCGCAATAGACTTGCTGCTGTTAGACGGGCACTTGACCCTTTTGGTCTCCCAGCACCTTCACGCTTACCACCTTTGTTGTTCTTTCTAATCTTTTGCGAGCGTGGTATCTGTTCTAATATCTCTTGAATATTTCCATTGATTGCTGCATTGGTAATATTCTTTGTGTTGAGTTGCTGCTTTAAGTGTAGTCGCGCACGTAGAACTACGTCATAATATTTGTGTAGTTCATTCTCATCTATTTGTAACGATTCACAGATCTCATCGTCAGTTAATAGTGCTGTTGCTGCTCTCTCTAACTCTATTTTAAGTTGATCTATATCTCTATCCATTTAATACCTCTTGCAGCGCATCATTTTGTTCTGGTGTTAGGTCAAATAGACTTGTTAAGTTTTGCTGCGTATTGACACCTTGATCTATATCGTCCCATTTCACGTTATCGCTCTCACGATATGCTTGCGTACTTGTTTCCTCTTGCCAACGTGCGATTGTTACGTCCACGAATTTTGGCTCCAGTTCGATACAGTATGCTTTACGCTTTGTGCGTGTTGCTGCGATGAGTGTTGAGCCGCTGCCAGAGAATCCATCATACACAATGTCACCTTCTTTACTGGAGTTAATTAAGTGATATGCAATAAGTGCTGCTGGTTTTACTGTTGGGTGCAAACTGGCTACTGCTCTTGGTTCACGTGCGAATTCTTGATAGTTAGGTGGTGCTCGCAACTGTAGGATGATATCTATCAACTCTTTTGTTGATTTATCTTCTAACTTGTCTAAATCTATCGTGTTGGGTTGCATTCCTATAGCATAGAAACTATTTTTAGCACCTTCCTTCCATCCATATAGAATAGGCTCGTAGTATTTTGCGTAGTTTGTCATCCACACTGAACTGTTATTCTTTTTCCAGATGAGCACGTCTGCGACGTGATATTTATTCGTCTCTAATATCTGTTTGAATTGTGCATTGAAGCGTATGTCATGACACCAGTAGATACTTGCTCCTGGTTTTACATAGAGGTTCATCGCTTGAGTGTGAGTCATTAAGAATACATCTAACTCTTCTTTAGTCATAGAGTCGTGTTGAATATTGTGGTTGGGAAATTCGTTCTCTTATTTATAGAAGTTCACACTGTTTGCTGTTTGATATGCTACGCCGTAAGGCGGGTCCTCCCACACCATATCTGCTTTCTTGTCTTTGAATAGTGCTTTTATGTCAGCAGCATCTACACTTGATCCATTTATGATTCTATGGTCGCCTAATATCCATACGTCTCCAGTTTTACTCTTTGGTTGTAGTGGATTTAGATACTTGCTTAAGTCTGGGTCGTCTTTGCTCTTGAACAGTTTGTTCAGTTCGCTCTCTGTAAATCCAGTTTGTGTTGATAGCGCGACGATATCGTCATTAACTAGTAATGCTGACAGTTCGTCGAATAGCAGTGCCTCATCCCACTTAGCGTTCTCATTGGACCTGTTGTCCATGATACGATATTGTTTTGCTTCTGCCTCTGTTAATTTGGCTGCGACGAGCACTGGCACTGTCTGTAGATTTAACTTCTTAGCCGCTTCGTAACGAGTGTGTCCTACGATGATATAGTTGTTCTTGTCAACTACGATTGGTTGTTGGAAGCCGAATTGTTCAAGTGATTTTGCTACTGTATCTATCGCCTTCGTGTTCTTACGGGGATTGGTAGCATATGGTTTGATGTCACCTATAGGTGATTGAATAATTTGCATTTATACCTCATTGCTGAGTAATTTACCTCGCAGTATACTGTGCGAGTGCAGTATACTTATTTATAGCGGAGACGAGGTGCTGATCTTGCTATCTAATGTTATGTGATGTGATTCCAGGAATGTATATAAACTCCAAGCGGCACCTAATAGGATTGTTATGATGCCCGCTATTTTAGCACAGGTAGTTACGATTGTATCCCATTTTGATAAGGCAGCGTGTGACTCTGTAGCCATTTGTGCGATAGTTTTTAGTGAGTCATTTGTTTGCATCACGTTATCACTTAAACTGGTGACTGCCACAGTGATTTGACTCACACTCAATTGTAGTTCGTGGTCCCTGGCTGTTGATGCGAGAATATGTGAATCTAACTTATTGACCAATGCTTCGTGTGAGTCTCTAAATCCAAATATAGAGTTGGTGTGTGAGTCTGTTTTTACCTCTAATACTGCTACTCGTGTATGCAGGTCAGAATCTGATGGGCTACGACGCTCGTATGGGACGGCGGCATACACCTTGCGACGCTCTTGTTGTCGTTCTTGTTCTTGCTGCTCAGAATTAGTCATAAGTATAAACTCCATAAATCTATTTATGGAGCCATACTTCCTTAACTTAGGACAACTTATACCATTACCTTACGAACGCCCATAACGATTAGATTATGGGAGCGATAGTTAGTGCGTGGCTGCTGTGCCAACTCTAATATCTTAGCATTTAGTGGGTTGGTAGATTTATTATAGAACTCTTGCACTGCTTCGTCAAGTGATTCGGCTTTGGATGATTGATATTTGTATTGTTTTGCTAAGTCACGCATTGATTGCCTTATTGCTTGAGTTTCAGTTTTGCTATAGTATTTTGGTGTCTTCTTTGGATTACGTGGTTTCTTTGGAGGAATAGGTTCACCTGCAGGGCGCAATGCCTTCAATGCTTTTGCTGCGTCACGTTCTGCACGAATGAGTTCTTTTGCTGCTCTTTTTTCTTCACGCAGTTGTTTGATAGAGTTAGGCTTCTTCCAACTAATATCCTTTGTCCATTGCTGTATTGAGCAATCTTTAAAAGTAACAGGGTTAGCGTTTTTATCAATATGCACTGTATATGTG